GTGGTGAGCGTCTGGGTCTTTCCCTTCTGTGCGTAGCTGCGCAGAATGTCCATCTGGTGAATACCGCCCTTGAACGTGGGCAGGATCACGCCACGCAGCTCGATCTCATCCTTACCCACGCCCACGAACTGGAGAGAAGGCCGGTGCGCGATCCTGTTCAGTTCCGCCCAGCGGTACTCCACATTGCGGCGGAACTCCTGGTACGCAGCAGTCCCGATCGAGAACTGGAAGTTCCCGAGTTGCATCATGATGTCGGTAGCCATCAGTCGTGCATTCCTCCGCGCCGGCGCGCTTCCGCGTCGCGCACCGCGCGCTCCAGCGTAGATTGAATTTGCGAGGCAACAGCGACAGGATCGCTGGCGCCGTGAATGGTGATGGGCATGTGAATCGTGATCGTGGTGCTATGCCCCAGCCCTTGCCGGAAGCCGTGCGGCAACGGGACAATACCCTCCGTGCCGGCGTCGCCCACCTGGACGAGCGTAGGCTTCGTGGCGATGCCGCCCTTCGCCATCCTCTTCGGCTGCTTGATCTCAATCAGGCCGTCGAGCCCGGTGTGAAGCGGCGTTACCGGAGTGGCCGGAATAGCATGGCCACCAGGGAGTTGCGCTCCCTCCAAAGCTGCGCCAGGAGACGGCGCCACGCCGTGGTTCAGGACAAGGTGCGTGCCGGACCAGCGTTTCCACCGCTCATCGAGCGCAGCCTGGTTCTCCATCATCTGGTGGTACGCAATCGCACCACCCGTGGCTGCGCCCAGGAGTCCGACGCCCAGGAGCGGCGCCAGCGTGGCCATGAGCCCGGCCTGGGCTGTCTCCGCTGTGCCTGCGGCTGTCGCAAGCTCCAGCTCAGCATCGCCGGCAAGCCCGAGCGCTGTGGCCAGCCGGCCCAGGAGCGGGATACGCGCCAAGAAACCCGCTTTCGACGCGGCGCCGGCCGTTGCTTCCTCAGTGTCCGCAACTGCCAGACCCTCCGTCGCGACGGTCGCCGTCTCCTCAGCACCTGCATCCGCGAGCACTTCAAGCCTGTGCGCGACGATTCTGAGCTTGAGCCATTCCAGCACTTTGCCAGCCTGGAGCCAGCCGCCATGGAGAAATGCCCATGCGTAGCCGCCGGCGTACACCGCTGCGGTCATCGCGATCACCGTCGTGGTGATCCCGCCGAGCCATGCAGCCAGTGTCTTGTGCTTTTCCAGGAAACCGCCCACCCACGTCGCCAGTTTGCCGATCGGTTCAAGGACGGCCTTCAGGCCGGGCAAGAGCGCTCTCCCAATCGGCATCAACGTCTCGTTGAACGCCTTGGTGATTCTCAGCAGCATCCCTTTGGCGCTGTCTTCCAGCTCCCTGTACTCCTGATCGACAGTGCCCGTGCTGCTCGCCAGTGCGTTCTGCGCCTTCACCAGATCGCCGGTCGCCGCGGCTTCCATGAGCAAGAAAGCCGCGCCGGCGCCGCGTCGGCTGAATGCTTTGGTCAGCGCATCCCGGTTGCGTTCGAGGCCGCCCATGCGGTTCAAACGAGCCTGCATGGAGAGGATGGTGCCTTCGAAGTCCAGGTTGCCCTTGGCGTCATGAACAAGCTGGAAGCCGAGCTGCTTCGAAGCCTTCGTCATGTTGATCAGCACCGCGCTCATCTGCTGGCCTGCAGCGCCGGCATCAATGCCGTGACGAGTGAGCGCGCCGATCGCGGCGCCGGTCTGTTCGAAACTCACCCGCGCCATAGTCGCCTGGGGCAACGCCTTCGCGAGGCCTGCGCCCAGGCTGCCGATATCGTCGATGGCGAAGCGCTGCTGCATCGCCGTAGCCAGGTCCCCAATGCGCGCGAGCTTCTGCTGCGTCGAACCCGCCATCTGGAGCCCGACTGTGTTGTAAATGCCCGCGATGGCCTTAGCCGTCTCCGCCGCGTCCTGCCCGGTGACTGAGGCGACCTTGTGGATCGTCTCCGATGCGATGCGCGACTCGTCTGCGGACAGGCTCTCGCGATTCAGTACAGCCTGGATCCTGAACAGCTCCGGAGCCGTCGCCATCGTTCTGGCCGCGATGGCACGCGTCTGCTCAATGATCGAGCCGATTTGATGGCGAGCATCCTTGCCGTCCAGCGACCACTTGAGCTTCAGCCCTGCCTCTTCACCCTCCGCCGCCTTCTCGACGGTCTTCCGGATGGCGTAGCCCGCAGCCAGGACGCCGAGCATCTTGCTGCGGTACTCGGCGCGCTTGGCCTCGTTGGCCTGCAGCGCAGCGCTGGCGCGCTCGTAGCGCTTCATGGCTGCGCCCAACTGGTTCAGCGAGGACTCCACATGCTGATTGGAAGCGCGGAATTTCTCCGCGGCCGCGGAGGCATCAGTGAAGCCCGTCTTGGCCTTGGCCAGACTGGCGTTTGTGCGGTCCAGATTGGCCCGGGCGCGCGTGACTGCTTCGTCTGCACGCGTAAGCTGAGTGGTCAGTTTCTCATCGGCGCCGCCGGCTGCAGTAATCTTCTCCTTGATCGTCGCGAAGCGTGCCTCCACCTTGGCGAGCGTGGCACTCTGCTTCTCGTAGCGCGCGTTGAGCCCTTCCACAGACTCACCCAGGCGCACGCTCGCAGCGTCCAGCCGCTTCATTTCCTGCGAGCGCGACGCCAGGTCCTTCAGCGTGTCGCCGATCTTCCTGAGCCCAGACGTGGTCTTGCCGAAGACAGAGCCGACGGTCGCATCCATCAGCGCACCGATTTTGACAACGACACTGGCGTTGGGAGTAGGCATCAGCTTTGGAGAATGAGCGATTTGGAAACAGACTCGGCGGATTCAGACCAGTCGCGGAAGTCCTCGAGCGACATCTCGAGAAGTTCGGACAGAGACCAGCCGGTTACGTTTGCGAGGAAGATTACTGCTTGGCGGAGTTCCGCGGCGCCGGGGAGAAAAAACGCTCAAGTACCGCCTGCACACGCGCATAATCGGCCGCATCGAGTTCTTCGATTTCGGCCGGTGTGAGACTTGCGAGGTTCGCCACCAGCCGGACCTCCTGCTCAGCCGTGCTGCCCGCCACTTTCTGGGCGGCGAGCGTGTCTTTGACCTTGGGCCGGCGCAAAGTAATCTCTTGAATCAGCTGCGCGCCGGAAGTGATTGGGAACTCGAGTTTGATCGTGGTTTCAGATTGCTGCATGGAATCCTGCTAAAGAAGTAGGGCGGCTCGCATGGCCGCCCCATCTCCAAGGAAAGCGAAAGTAGCTAGCTCCGGGAATCCCGCCCGGACCGGGCCTGCCGTGGCTGCAGAAATGGCTTAGATGCCCAGCGCCGTACGCTGGCTGGCCAGTTGATCGACGCCCTTGATGATGCGCTTCATGTTCACGACGTCGATCTCGATCACATCCGTACCGTTGACGTTGAGCTTGTAATAAGTCACAGCGATCGACGACTTGAGCGTGGCCTGATCGCCCGCCTTCCACGTGCCGGGATCCAGCTCTTTGATCCGGCCGCCGATCGTGGCCACGATCGCTTGAGCATCCTCGCCCTGGCGCTGCACGGCGCCGCGGAAGCTGAACTGGGTTTCCGCGCTGGTGGTGATGCCCCACAGCGCCATCACGGCGGTGTTGTATTCGGCCAGCGTGAAGGAGCACTCCAGCTTCTCCGTGCCCGTGATCACTTCGACCGGCGTGTCCATCCCGCCGGCGCGGTACTCTTCCGTCTTCGAAGTCACCTTGGGCAGGTTGAGTTCGGGCGCCAGGCCCACATAGCCTTTGCCATCAGCAAAGACCGAGAAGTTCTGTAGACGTTGCGGGTAAGGCATTACGCAGTCACCTCCGTGAGGTAGTTGTCGTTGATCATCGACTGGAAGGTGATGTGCTCAGCCGGATACGGCGGAGCGAAATCGAAGTCGATGTAGATCTGGCCGTTGGCGATCGTCGCCGGGGTGTTCAGCTCCGGATCGGCCCAGGCCTTGCCGTCAATGATGGCGCCCTCGGCCTGCAAGCTGCGCAGGTAGGAGTTGACGCCATCGACGACGTCGGAGAGGAATGTCTTGGTGATGTTGCGGTCCACAGCCCAGAGGAAGCTCTGGAGAATGGCGTCGTTGATCATGTCGGCGGTGCGAACGACCGACAGAAAGCTCCACTGCGGGTCGGCCGAGCAGGTGCGGTTACCCCACAGCCGGTAGCCCTGCTGGTAGATCACCGTCGCGATGTCGTTCTGGTTGAGCAGGTTCGCGCGGCTGGAGTAGTCGCCCATGGCGAAGTCCACCGGGCGATTGGTGCCGAGCACGCCGTTCAGGACCTGGCTCGAAGGGCTGAACCAGAAGCCATTGGTGGCGTCCTGGTTTGCAATCAGGCCGGCGACGTAAGCAGAAGCCGGCTGCGTGTCGTTGACGTCCGTGACCGGGTTCAAGCGGGTCACGCCCGGGTCGACCAGGAAGATGCGCTTCGAACCCCAGTCGTTGCGGAAGCTGATCGCCGCCGCGTCGGTCGTGAGCGGTCCGTTCGCCGCGCTGGGCCCATCGGCCACTTGGATGGCGCGCAGCTTGCCCGCCACTGCATCCAGCGCGGCGATGACAGCGTTAGCCGTTGTCCCTGTCTTGACGCCGGTAAAACCCGGAGCGCAAAGGATGCGCGGCGTAACCCCGGCAACGCTCGCCGCGGCGAGCAGAGCCTGCGCGCCGGTGTAGGCGCCCGTGGTGGCGTTCGTGCCGCCGACCGCCGCCGCCTGCGTGACCTTGGTCGGGTCGAGGTAGCTGTAGGCCACGTTGAGCGTGGCATTGGCCGCGATCTTGCCGCCGGCGACGAGCGTGATCAGACCTTTGTTCGCGTCAACGGTGTAGTCCGTGCCGGCTGCGATGCCCGCCATCGTGTAGGTCACGATCACAGCCTGGTTCGCGACCATGCTGCCGCCGCCCACCTGCGTGATCGTGCCGCCGGCGAAGGTGTAGTCCGTGGCCAGCGCATAGGTCTTCGTGCCGTCCGAAGACTTCACGACCGGCGCGCTGGCGCCCGCGGGCAAGGGCAGGGCAGTACCCTGGAACGTCATGGGCGCCGTCACCGGGCCGGTAAGCGCGAGAGCAGACACCGCGACATGCGGAAGCTGGATCTGGCCCACCGAGCTGAACGCCAGGGGAGCGGCAGCAACGCTGGTTTGCAGCGTGTTGTCGCCCGGGTCCGCCACGTTGACGACGACCACCTGGGCGCCGCACTGTGCGAAGATCGCAGCCAGCGCGTCGGGAATCGTGAAGCCGTAGCCAGCCGGACCGAATGTCTGGGTGGCGAGCTGCAGACTCCCGCTGATCAGCGTCGGAGTGTTGAGCGGCCCGAACGGTGCGGAGCCGATCAGGCCAATGACAGCCGAGGACGGGGTAGTGATCGGCCGCGAGCCGGTGTCGATTTGCAGAACTTCGGCACCGTGCAGAAACTGGTTTCCTGGCATGAATGAATTTCTC